ACGGCGCCGAGTATGGGTGACAGTTTCGGCGCGGACATGCATCGGGAGATGGTGCGCGTCGCTGAGGATCCGGCCCGGGCGCCGCACGTGTTCGCCTATATCCGGAATCTTCCGTTGGATGCGGACATTTGGGATGAGGACAACTGGCGTGTCCCGAATCCTGCGCTGGGTGATTTCTTGTCGCTTGAGGAAATGCGCCGGATGGCGAACGAGGCGCGGAACGATCCGATCGCCGAGTTGTCTTTTCGCCGTTTCCAGTTGAATCAGACGGTCGGCAATGAGGTGCATTGGATGCCGATGCACTTGTGGGATGCGGCGTGCGGGCCGGTGTTCGGGGATGCGGCGGCAACGTTGGATGCGTTCGCGGGCCGGGCGTGCTGGGTGGGGATCGACTTGGCGGGGCGTCTCGATTTGACGTCGGTGTGTTATTTGTTCGGGTCTGATGATGACGAGTCGGCGGATTTGGTGTGGCGTCACTGGATGCCGCGCGAGGCTTATGAGCGGCTGAATCACGCGAATGATGGGCGTCTGGCGTCGTGGGTGCGGGACGGATGGCTGACCGTCACTGAGGGTAAGGTGCTGGATTTCGACGTGGTGTATGACGCGTTTTCGGCGGATGCGGCGCGGTACACGGTGCTGGGTATCGATGCGGATAAGTGGTCGGCTGATCCGGTGTTGCAGGAGATTTGCGACCGCGTGTATGTGCCGCCGGATGATGTGATGGCTTACACCAACGACTTCGGGCACATGTCCGGCGCGATGCACAGGCTTTTTGAGCTCGTCAAAGAGGGCCGGGTCCGGCATCACGGGAATCCGGTGGCGCGTTGGTGTTTCGATTGTTGTGAGGCGCGGGTCCACACGGTTGATCCTGATCTGATTCTGCCGGCGAAGATTAACCGGGACCGCACCGCGAACCGGATCGACGCGGTGCCGGCGGCGATTATGGCGGTGAAGGCGTGGTGGGAACGCGGCCGCAACGTGTACAGCTCTTATCAAACCCAAGACCTTTTCGTCATTTAGGGGGATCGTGTTTGCGCGGGATCGGTTGATCAAGGGCGCGTTGCGGCGCCGTTTCGTGGTTACCCTGAAAGGCGCTGAAGGCGATTTCGCGGGTGTGCTGACGGAGTTTGACCGCCGCGTCATGATTTTCGAGCAGTGTACGACGGTGCCGTCGAACACGAAAGAGCAGACCCCGACTGATATCCCCGGCCGGATCATCGTGGAGCGTTCGTCGGTAGCGTATCTGCAGGAATGGTGGTGGGCGCGTGATTCTGGCTAACGGAATGAATCAGCCGATCGCCCCGCAGGCTTTCGCTGAATGAATCAGCCGATCGCCCCGCAGGCTTTCGCTGAGACGGCGCCACTATTCTTTGACGGCTATTTCGTTGGGTCCCAGGGCATCCAGCTTGAGACCAGGTTCTCGACGTATGCGCAGCTGTATTTAACGCAGCCGTGGGTGGCGACGGTTGTCGACAAAATCTCTGCGTGCATCGCACGGCTGGGCGTCAACGTGTGGGACACGTCGCCTGACACCGGGAACGTGTTGATGATGGACTCGAAGTTCGCGANTTTGATGCGGGACCCGGGGGTGACTCTGGACCCGTACTGTTTTTGGCAGTGGCTCGTTTCGACGATCGAAATTTACGGCGAAGCGTATCTGTTGAAGGTCAAAGACGACGAGTTGATGACTGTCGGGTTTTTGCCGATGCATCCGGCGATGACGCAAACGTTCCGCGACCAGTTCGGTGATGTGGCGTATTGGTTTATGGGGCAGCCGAATGAGCTGATGAGTCAGGATATGGTCGTCCCCTATCTGCGGTATAACCCGAACATGACTCAGCGGGGTGTGAGTCGGTTGGAGCCGCTGCGGTCGACGCTGATGAACGAGGATTCGACGCGCCGCGCGATTCAGGCGTGGTGGAAAAACATGGGGCGCCCGTCGGGGATCATCAAAATTCAGGGGAAGCTCGACCCGTTGGGTAAGCAGCGGCTGCGTGAGCAGTGGAATCAGATGTTTCAGGGTTCGGAAAACGTTGGTGGCACAGCGGTTTTGGAGAACGGCTCCGAGTTTCAGGTGGTGCAGCAGACCGCCGAGGAGATGCAATACATTGAGTCGCGGCACATTAACCGGGAAGAGGTTTGCGCTGTTTTCGACATCCCGCCGCCGGCGGTGCACATCCTGAACCACGCCACGTACAGCAACATCACCGAGCAGATGCGCAGCGTGTACCGGGACACGATCGCGCCCCGGATTTCTTTCATCGAGTCGATCACCAATTTCTATGTCGGGTCTGAGTTTCCGGGCAATGAGGTGATGCGGTTCGACGTCGCTGAGGTGATGCGAGGCGACTTCGAGACCCGGGCGGATGCCTGGTCGAAACTGGTGCAGACCGGGATCGGGAAACCCGCCGAAGCGCGCCCCTACTTTGATCTGGGTGACGCTGGGCCGGCCGCGGATATGTTGTATGCGCAGCAACAGATGCAGCCACTTGGCACCCCGAACGTTCAGGTCGAAGACCGAAACGAAAACGTGGTCGATTCGGCGCCGAAACGCCCGGCCCCGGATGTGGCGGCCGCGAAGAAACACTTGGAGGCCGGCCACGGTCAGGTGTCCTCGTTTGAGGAGATGCGGCGCGTCCTGGGCGGTTTGGCCCCCGAGGATGCGCAGGCGGTAGCGCGGGAGCTTGCCGGAAGGACATAAACGGTGCGTGCAATCGCGAAATACAACCACAACCACGACAGTAACGGCGAATTCGCGTCCGACTCCGGAAGCGGAGGCGCCCCCCACGAGCTCGACAATCCCCACCACCCGCGCGTCGGGGACGGCGTCGCATTCCGCGACAGCCCGAAATCGCGTGTCGCGGCTGGAAAAATCGAGTCGGTTGACCCGGACGGTCGCAGCGGTGTCGTCAACTTCTCCGGCGCGCCCGCCGGCAAGTACCGCGGCCGTCAAAAGGTCGACCTGACTGGGGCGTTCTACACGCGGACCGACCCGAAGAATTCTCTGGTGGGCGGCACGTCGGGGCATTACGAGCAGGACGGCCCGCATCCCGGCAATGTGCGTGAGCCCTGGGATTCGCCGGGATTCAACAAGCTACCGAAAAAAGAGCAGCAGCGTCAGCTCGACGAGTATCGGGCGGCGCGATCGCGGAAAGGGATCGTCCGGATGGATATGGTCATGAAGTCGGCGCTCGCGCAGGTTCGCGGCACTGACAGCGGAGACGATGATTTTCCCGGCACCTTCGACGTTATTCTAGCGACTCCGCACCTGGACCGCGACGGCGACGAGTTACACCCCGACGGGTGGAAAACACCTCTGCCCGAACACATTACGTTTGATTCCGATCACGGTATGACGGTCGCGTCGACGGTCGGTTCCGGAGCGCCCGTGCTGGACGGCGACGGGAATGTGCGGGTGAAGGGCACGTATGCGTCGACGGCGCACGCCCAGGATGTCCGAAAACTCGTCAACGAGAAGCACATTCGGCATGTGTCGGTCACGTTTATGGAGCCGAAAGCTAAAGGAGCAGACGGGAAAACGATCGTCGGGAAACGCGAATTGTTGAACGGCGCGTTCGTTTCGGTTCCCGCGAACACGAAAGCTGTTGTTTTGTCGTCGAAATCGTTTTACGTAGATCAGCTGCGCCGGAAAGATGCCCCCCACGCGAACCCCGACGACTACTACCGCGGTGAACTGATCGAGCCTGACCGCAACGGTAAATACCCGAACGTGCGCAGCGACATCCCCGAGGACGCGATGGGCGACAGTAACGCCAAGTCGCAGCTGATCCATGACCTGGCCGCGTCACTGGGTGCGCGGTGCGCAGGAAGTGACGCCTACGCGGGACTGACCGACGGGGCGCCGTCGTACTCGAAAGCGTTGGATCAGGCCGCGGCGATCGTGAAAGACGCCGACGCTCCGCACGCCCGAGCGGACGCGGGCGGCCAGATCGGCCGCTACGAAGGCGCCCTGTTGACCCCGGACCGCAACACCGACGGCCGTATCGACGGCAACCGTGTGCCTGACGCGTCCGGTGACACCGACGCCAATTACGTCTCGTTGCAGGAGATACACGATCAGGCCGTGAAGCTGGGTGCGGCGTGCAGCGACGATTACGTGTCGCACGGTGTTCCCGAGGACGCGTGTGGCGCGTCGGACGCTAACGACAGCCTGCACGGGGTGCAGGCCGTGTTGCGGGTCGGCCCGCAGTCCGGTGGATTCGTCGACGCGAACAGCGGAAAGTTGCAGACCGGGAAATCCGCGGACCCCGACAAGGTGCAGCTTTTGAACGGGCAGGGCGCCAATTTGGGTTTGGGCACCGATCCGGGTGATCACTATCCGCGTCTGCAAGCGATCCACGATGCGGCCGTGCAGCTCGGCGGTGTGTGTTCGCCGGCGGCGACGACCCCGCCGTGGGCTGAGGACGGGGAGGTGTGGGGCGCGAACTCGCCTGTTATCGACGCCCCGATCAGCCCCGGGAAAAAGGCACTCGTGTGGGCGCAGCAGGCGGTGGCCGACGAGTCGGAGGCGAAAGCCCTCGCGTTAGAGATTCTGTCCGAACTGTAGGACACCGATAGACCCGGGGGCTGTTTTTCCCCCCCGGGCGCCACATTTTTCACCACAGAACGAGGCGTGGACAAGCCGTGTGCTTGTGCGCGCCTTTTTTCATCCCCTGAAGAAAGGCAATCCCCCCGTGAACCGTGACGATTTGCGACGCGAAGCGGCGCAACTTAAGGCTGAGGTGCGCGCCAAGACCGCAATGCGGGAATCGGGCGAAATCACCAACGCCGAGTACGCGTCCTTCATCGACAAGGCGTACAAGCGTAACGAGTCGATCCAGTCGACGATGCAGAACATGTCGAAGGCGTTGGCGATCGCCAACCCGGCTGATGACACGAATTCGCCTGCCGTGCAGTCGAGTAGGGACCCGGATGCGATTAACCCGATGACGGCGAAGTCGTTCATGGAGCGTTATGAGCGGTTGCGTCGAGCCGCGAAAAACAAGGACCCCAACCAGTCGTTCTCCTTTGACATTGCGGTCAAGACTCCGGGGTTCCGGGACTCGCAGCTGGTGATGAAGACGAACCCCTACGGAGGGAGCGCCGGCACGCAGGGCGTTACGGGTCTGCAAGGTGAAGGCGCGTCGGGAACGACGGCCTACACGGGGCTTCCCGGTGCCGGTACGCAAGCCAGCCCGGCCTCCGACTACTTCCTGGCCGGTCCTGGCGGCCCTGACATCACCCCCCAGTGGGTGCCCGGTATCCTCGAATTGCGTTGGTATGAGAACGTTATCGCTACGTTGATGCCGACGTTCCCGACCGATTCGCCCGTCGTTTCGTATGTTCGGGAGACGGCGTGGAACAACCAGTCCGCGGCAACCCCTGAAGGTGGGCAGTTCCCGACGTCGACGAACACGATCCAGCGTTATTCGGAGGAAGTCGGCAAGGTCACCAACATTTCTCGGGTTACTGACGAAGAAATCCAAGATTCCCAGTATTTTTGGGCTCTCGTTCAGAAGCGCACGACGATGGGTGTTTCGCGTGAGGAGGAGGTGCAGCTCCTCGCTGGCTCCGGCTATCCCGGCGTGAACGGATTGTTAAACAGGACTGGGGAATTCACGCAGGCGCAGACAGTTCCCGCGTTGACTGATCTGCAAATCCCGAACCAGGCCAACCCTGGCGTTGGTGCTCTGTCTGCGGTCGTCACGTCGGTGACTCCGGGAAGGTTGGTTTCCGGTGCGGGTGACACCTACCCGGACGGCTACCAGATCGTGGAGGCTCTGCTGGCTGCGATGACGGACATTCGCATCAACCACTTCTTCGAGCCGACCGCGATCGTCCTAAATCCGTTGGACTGGTTCATAATTCGCACGATGAAAGACAACCTGGGCCAGTACATGGCGGGCAGCATGTTCGGTTGGCAGTACGGCAACGCCGCGCAGATCGACCCCGCGATCCAGGCAACTGATGTGGGGTTGTCGCTGTGGGGTAAGCGTGTCGTGTCGACGCCGGCGTGCCCGCAAGGTTTGTGCCTCGTCGGCGACTTCACCGACGCCACCGCGGTGTTACGCCGGGGGGGTATGCGCGTTGAGATAGTCAACACAAATGGTTTTGACTTCGAGCAGGGGATGTGGACGATGAGGGCCTACACCCGTGTCGGCCTCGCCGTGTACCGCCCTGAGCTGTTCGAACTCGTCCAGTTCGCCGGCTCCGGCTTCACCGTAGGCTAAATCAAAACCAGGCAAACCGTTGATAGAAAGCAGGTTTCGAACACATGGTAACTGGGCCGATTAACCCTGACGTGTCAGGTCAGACACCGCAAATCCCCACGTCGAGCTACGTGTCGGGTTCAGCGTCGGTGGGGACCACCGCAACGCTAATCACCACTGTCCCGACAGGATTCGTTGGTGGCGTGGTCGTCAACAACGGGGGAGCC